ATGTAAGCAAAGAATCCATCCCACCACTTCAAACCTTCGTCTTGGGTTTTGTAACCATCAGGCGAATAGTCCGATGGCTTTGCAGCTTGCAGCCAGCGTTGGCGTAGGTTGGTCTTGCGAGAGCCTTCCCAAGTTCTTGGCTGCGTAAGATGCGGTAAGTTTTTCTTCCAAAGAATCAAAATATCTTGTTGAGGGCAAGTCGGAAGCCCTGCTTCGGACAAAGAACCTTTAGGTTCTATATATGTGTCTTGTATCTCGGGTATTGGGTCTTGGGTAGCATTGCCTTCGCTATGCGTTCGCATTGCGTTTGCATATTTTAACTTAGACCAACGTGCCTTAGCACTAGCACTTGCTTTCTCAGATTTTTCACCAACCTTTTGAATTTCGGATACAACCCTAGATGAAACCCAACCATCATCAACAAGATTAAAGAATTCTCGCAATACGACTGCAATGCAATCGCTATGCGTTCGCATACGAATTAGTCTTGCGACTTCATCTATGTTTTGTGGGAGTGGCTTTTCGTGCAAGTAGCACCAATCAAGAAGCCTTCGATATGCCAAATCTTCCATTTCAGAAAGATGGGCCGTGTGACTTTGATAGTCACCAATGTTGAACTGGTAATAAAACATCTAAACCTTTTTTGCCGCACCTTTGAAAAGAAACTGCGGCAGGGGAAGGTGTAACCCTTTTCGATCTGCTCATGACTTCAGACCTAGCCGTGTTTCAAACTACTATAACCTAAATTTTTGCCTTATCAAGTCCAGGCTTTGAAACAGCACACCCAAGGTCATTGTGTGGCTTGTTAAAACTTGTAATTGCTTCTTCTTTGCTCATGCCAGCACGTTGATTAGCTTTTGATCTTATGTTTGTGTTGGTTGCGTGTCGTTGTAATTCTTTGCCCAAATTACCATCAGGCTTCATCGTAAAGGCGTTCAATTTCATGTTTAGGAAACCAGTAAGGACGTAATTCTTTTAGTTGATAAATACGGAGAGGGGGAATCTTTTTCCAAAGAAACACAGCCCCTCTAGTCACACCCAAAATACGGGCTAACTCAGCTTGGCTTCCAGCTTTTTCAATGGCTTCTTGTTTGGTCATCCTTTGAGTGTATCACTAAACTAGACGTATAGCATTAGGGTTTGTCCCTACAAATTTTTTTAAATAGTTGTTGTTGTCTGTCTATTTTGCTCTACAATAGCATTCATGCCCTGAACGGTTCGGGGTCTTTTAAGGAAGCAAAATGTTCAACACAAACCAAATCGTTAAAGCAAAATTCGGTCAATTTATTGTCTTGGGTTATCGCCAAATCGCAGGTGAAACCTTGGTTCAAGTTAAGCCTTACAACCCAATCACAGGCAAGGCTGGTCAAGGTGAAATGGCTCTCCCAGAATCAGCATTGCAAGCAATCTAATAGGGCCTCGGCCCTTTTAGGAACAACCATGCAAGATAACTCAACACAGCAAATGGAGCTAGATCAACTATGCCAACTTCTTTACTCAAAAGGGTTCGAGGACACTTTGATAGACCGTATATCGAACGTCATATTGTCCGACACAACATTCGGTCTTGGGTCGCTTCTGTTCGACACCTTGGTGACAAATGGCTCCTTGCAACCCCAGTTCAACGAAAGGAACAGCAATGAACTCCCTTTTTGAAACATTCTTGGATTACGCATTGGCTGTTGTCATTGCTTGTCTGTTGGCTTGGTTTTTAGCGGTAGCACTTGTATGAATGACGACTACGACTTTGACATAGAAGAACTGCGCCAAGAAGTAACTGCTGAAAAGCGTTACTACAACCAGCTTATTCGCCACCCTAACCCACAAGACCCTGATTATCCAGAACTGGAGGACGATGATGAGTAACTGGCCTTTTCCAACTAAATTGCCGCCCACCAAGCCTGGTGAGCCTAAGTTCAATCCAGAAAACTTTGAGGATGCACCGTTTTGAAAGCACTAATTTGCATCTTTTGGGCAGCACTATTCTGGATAGGGTTTTATTTTGTTTTGTATGAATTTTGGAGATAACAATTGGTAGTGAAAGTCAATGCTATGTCTTTTGCACACCTTGTTAAGTTGTTGTTAGACGGTACACGCACAGCAGATGAGCTTGCCGAAGAATCAGGGCTACATAAGCAAACGGTTTATATCTACACCAGACAGTTACACAGTAAGAAAGCTGTGTTTATTGCTGATTGGGAGCAAGATCGCTTAGGTAGAGACTGCAAACCGATCTTTATGATTGGATGCAAACCTGATGCTAAACGTCACAAACTCTCACCAGCCGAACGAGCAGCAAATTACAGAGCTAGAAAAAACAAGTTAGCAACCCCAAGATTAGAAAGTTGGTTACATGAAAGCAGATAGTTATCAAATCGGTGGCACACATTACAAAAACATGGAGATTCAACCTTGGGCAGTAATGGAAGCAACCCTAACGCAAGAAGAATTTATCGGATTTCTGAAAGGAAATGTAATCAAGTATTCCATGCGTCAAGGCCACAAAGAAGGCACAGACGATGCAGCCAAAGCACATCACTATCTTGAGAAGCTGAAAGAAGTGCAAGGATGAGAAAGCAAACCAGACGCAAGGTCTACCAGTTGGTCAATCCAATTGAGTTTGCCATTGCAGGAGCCAAGATAACCGACAAGGAAAGCCTTGATTCGCTACGCATTAGGGAGCTTGCAGCAATAGATGCAATGAGCAAAGGGCTTGCAGGTGTAGAGGAATGGCGTGATCTTACTGAAATGCTCAATCTAGCCGAAACAATGGCTAAAAACGGCATTGGCCCTGAAGTGATTGAAACCTGTGATCTTGTCCAGGCTGAGTTACATCTAGCCGCTTTAAGGTATGAAAGAACTAAAAAGATGGGCTTAACTGGCGCTGGCCTGCAAGCAGTCAGAGATTTGTATGAGTATCACGACCTGCAAAGAACCAGCATAGCTCGGTCTGAATACGAACGAATGATTAATAAAACCAAAGATTACATTTTGAGCAATGCACCCTGTGTTTTACATATCAATTAGGAGTTGAAATGTTCCGCAAAAACGACCCCATTACGAGCAAACAAGCAGCAGACAAAGTGGATTTCAAAGCCAAACACTACGACCAAATCCTCGCAGTTCTTGTGCTTAATGGCCCGCAAGGAAAAGACGGTATAGCAGATCGTTCTACACTTGACCCTAACCAAGTCGCTAGGCGTCTTAAAGAGATGATGCAACTAGGTTTAGTGCGTCTTACAGGTAAAACAGTTAAATCAAAATCAAATCGAGAGGAACGAGAATGGGAACTAGCCTAAAAACAGTCACAGTAAAGCTCAAGGTCACTATTAACAATGACGACCCTGACTTGATAGACAAGATTGCTGGACGGGCTTACACCATTTCTGGTGTTGTAGATGTAACTGCGAAACTAAAAAAGACCAATGAACAACAAGTTAAACAAAGCGCAACGAGCCTATCTAGCAATGGTCAAGGAGCAACCTTGCTCAGTGTGTGACTTGCCAGGGCCAAGTGAAGCCCATCACATAGAGCAAGGGCTTCAATATACCTGCGTTGCTTTGTGTCCAGATTGCCACCGAGGTACAATGGGATGGCATGGTACAAAGGCGCTGTGGCGAATCAGAAAGATGAACGAGCTGGATGCCCTTAATGTGACGATTGAGAGATTATTCGCTCAACACTTCTAAAGCATGGTTAATGCGCTTTAAACGGTCATCTTGGCCCAATAGACCGCCGTTAATGCGCTTAGTCATTGTTTCGTATTGTTTTGTATCTGCCAGCTCGTTTAAGCCGTGTTTACGCCAAAACCAGCCAGCAGACAAAGCAGCGTATTGCTGACCAACAAGCAACTCAGGATGATGCAATAGATCAGCCTGCAAAGAATCACCACACAAAGTGTAATTGTCCTTGCCTGTCAATTGGATAAGGCCACGACCATGATACTTCCAGCCCTCGCCTGATTCTTCATTTCCGTTGCCCATGCGACCAGCATAGACCTTGTTGGCAATCTTTTCAGGTTTGTGAGCGTATTCATCAACATTCTCAGCATCAAAACGGCTAGGCCATACACGCATTAGAGCTTCAGGTTTGTAGTTGAGGTTTTCTTCTAAAACACGAAAGCCACCTGATTCATGTCCGCATTGACCAATAAAAGCAGCTTTACGCAAGGCTGTATTGATCTCAAATCGAGCGAAAGTTTCTTGGAAGGGTTCAAACCATTCTTCAGGAATGTCAAGCTGGCGTAGTTGTTCGATGTTCATTTAATTTCCAATAGTGAGTTATATGCTGAGATACAAGCGTTCAATTGGTTGATTGCTTGGTCGCCTCTTTCTGTGATGGAGACAAGAGCTTCACTAACTCCTGCGTCAAGGTCGGCTCTTGCTTCTGTATTCCCGCTGGGAGAGGCGGAATCGTTGGACACTGAGCTACAACTGGCAATTGGGATTGACAGCCGCACAGCACCAGAGGCAAGATTATTCCGAAGCGTTTTAGCAGCTTGGTCAGCCTTGGCTTGCGTAGAGGCCAAATCGCT